TCATTTTGTCATAGTTTAGCTATATTTATGATAATGCAAAATAATAGCTATTTAGAGCCTCATGAAGGTTATGATTTTACGATGGAAATATCCGGTAAAACTTATACTTGCGAAATGACAGGTTTTAATTTTTCTAAAAGGCAAACAGGAGCTGATTTCGTTTTTAACAAATATGACATAATATATTGCTATAGTAAGTTTGAAAGATTAGATGAAAGAATGGAAAAGATAATCAGCATGGCTAGAATGGAGGAAGAAAGGAAAATTCTACCTACAAAAGTACTTGCATCACCATATACTGAAAACTTAGATAAGATCAAAAGCCAAATCTACAAATTAGATGACAACAAATTGAAAGAAAATTGTAATTATTTTTTAACATGGACTAGAGAGCAGATGATTTCAAAACAAAATGAACTTAACACTTTTGATATTGATAAAAATAGTATTAAAGAGACAATTTTGAAACTTTCTAATTTAATAAAATCTCTGTCTAAAAAGGATAAATTTCATTCTCCGTTTAGAGTAACTAACATGGGAAAACCAAAATTTGTCGAAAGAGTCAAAACTTTTGAGCTTTATTCAGGAGGGAATTACTCGTTTCACACAATAGATAGCACGGAAGAATATGACAAATTAGTTATTTCAAAGTGTACCATTCCTTTGGATTACTCATTTAATACTGAGATGGTTAATGAACAATTCACTAATTTTTGCAATTCGTACAATGTGGTACAATCCTCGAGTATAGAATCCGATTTAATAAGTAAAATAAGAGGAAACCAAGGTTCTTACTATAGTGAATTTAACAATAATGGCATATATTGGAAAAAGATGAATAAAAGATCCCAACTTTATTATGTTTATTACTTTAATTATGTTGGCAAACCTAATTCAAAACTTTTCGGAGAATGGAATGAAGAGAAATTTGGCAGTATAAACTTCTACCGTTCACCAACTTTTAAATTAAACATAAGAGATATTAATTTCAAACTAGTTGTTAGCAAAAGAATCAAAACTATAATTTCAAGCTCAATGGATTATTAT